AGATATAGACCCTAAAAAATACGAAAACTTTGACAAAAAATTTTATTTAGAAATAATTCAACAATACAAACTACCACTTATACCTATTGAATCTAAAAGCGGAGGATTGCATTTATATTTATTTATAAACGAGTTTGTACAATCAACAATTATTGTATCATTCTTAAGTAATCTACTACCTTTGTTTAATCTTAAACCAGACACAGAAATATTTCCAAAACAAACACAACTAACTAAGGACCCGGAAACAGGGATTATAAAACCAGGACAGTTTATAAACCTGCCATACTATGGTGGACAGCGTAGAGCCATTAATATTGATGGTACATTTTTTACATTAGAACAATTTATAAAAGTTGTAGACGCAAATATAACTACGACAGAAGACTTAAAATCTTTAACAGAAGAAATGGAAAAACAATCTATGGAGGGTGTAGATGAAGATTTTTTAGAAGGACCACCTTGTCTTGCTCTAATATCTAAAATATCTAATCAATCGGGTTTTGACGGCAAAGATAGATTCATGTATAACTATCATGTGTTTGTTAAGATGAAGTATCCAGATACATGGGAACAGAAAGTAAAGAATGCACCAGTTAAATACTTTGCAAGAGAACACGCAAATGCGTGGGATGACAATAAATTAAAACAAAAAACAAGATCATGGAACAGGTCAGAAAAAGGATACACTTGCAATCAGAGTCCGCTTAGCGATTTTTGTAAGAAAGGTATCTGTGTAAAAAAGAAGTTTGGTATATTAGCAGGATCAAAAGGACAGTATCCTGTGTTAACAAACTTAAGAAAGATAGACATAGAACCAGACCCAGAATATGAATTTGATGTAACTAAACCAGACGGTATTGGTAAAGCAACAGTGCATTGTAAAACAATTGAGCATGTAACAGACCAACGTAAACGTAGAAACTCAATAGCAAAAGCTGCAGGGTTTCCGCCACCAATTATAAAAGCACCAGAAGACCAGACAGTATTAGAAGCATTGTTTCAAACACAAAAAGTAATTAACCCTCCCGTAGGTACATCACCAAAAGAAAAACTACATGATGTATTACATGCAAAAATAAATGGACCAAAAGCTATGAATGATGCAGCGTTTAAATCTGGTACAGTATTAATAGAAGATGGTTATGCATACTTTAAGTTTGACAAATTCTACGACAAACTAAGATCAAAAAACTGGAAACATGGTGAAGACAAGACAGGTGTCATGATGAAAACTAATTACAAGAAATGTGATATACAATTTTTAGAACAAAAAAGATTCCCAACAAAAGAAAAAGGTAAATACAATACACCTACAAAAAATATTGTAATGATAAGTATAGAAGAATTTGAAGACATAGAAATAAACCATACTAAAATTAAACATAACACGGAGATAATGTGATTAGAAAAATATTGGGTCCTCCAGGTACAGGTAAGACAACTAAACTTATTAATTATGTAAAAACATTTGTTAAATTAGGTACACCTATTGACAAGATAGGATACTTTGCATTTACAACTAAAGCTGCAAACGAAGCAGTAGATAGAATGTTAGATGCATACCCTAAATTACAGAAAAAAAATTTAAAACATTTTAGAACACTACATTCACTAGCTTTTAATCAATTGGGTATTAAGAAAGCGCAGGTAATGCAAGACGAACACTACGAAGACATAGGTAGAAAACTAGGTATAGAAGTTACGGTCTATTCTAATGGAGAAGAAAAGACAGGGTTTGTAGATTCAGATAGCGAATACTTTAATATCATTAATGCAGCACGAATTAAAAATGTATCTGTTGAAGATGAATACAACACAGACATGTATTCAGAAGACATAGACAAACATCAACTGCAAATTTTAAAAGATGAAGTAGACAACTATAAAGAGGCATATGGCCTAGTAGATTTTACAGACATGATTGAAAGATTTAATGTGGCAGAATTGTGTCCAAAATATGACGTAATATTTATCGATGAAGCCCAAGACTTATCACCAATTCAATGGAAAATGTACGATATACTTAAGAAAAACTCTAAATATGTTATACTAGCTGGCGACGATGATCAAGCTATTTATGGCTGGGCTGGTGCAGATGTTAAACGATTTCAAAACGAACCGGCTAAAGACATAATTTTGCCACAATCTTACAGAGTGCCACAACACGTACAGCACGTAGCAGACCAGATACTAAGTCGTATACCGGATGACAGAAGAATTAAAAAACAATGGGCACCGCGTCCGGAATCAGGGACCACAAATCATATAATGTCAATTGAAGATGCACCACTGCACGATGGTGATTGGCTGATACTTGCACGAACTAATGATAAATTATTAAAATTAAAACCAACACTAAAAGATATGGCTATTTACTTTGAAATAAAAGGTAGAAAGAGTTATAAGACAAGATTGTATAAATCAATACAGGACTACACACGTTGGACTAATGGAGACAAACTATCTTTGTCTGAAATAAAAGATCTGTTTGAATTTTTAGAAGAAGAAACACCTAATGAAGAAAGAATGTATGATTTATTTGAATGGGGTTATTCAAAAACACAACGTTGGTTTGATGTATTTAAAACAGAGCCAGAAGAAAGCTTATACATTAGAGAAATGTTAAGATTAAATGAAGAATTATCTAAACCTGCAAGAGTAAAATTATCTACAATACACGCAGCAAAAGGTGGCGAGGCTACAAATGTTTTATTAGTTTTAGATAATACAAAAAAAATAAGGGACGCAATAGAAAGAAATGAAGATAAGTACGATGAAGAACAAAGAGTTTGGTACGTAGGTGTTACACGTACAAAACAAAATCTATACATACTAACAGCTAAATATGAGGATAAAGGTTATGACATCGAAAGTTTGGGATAAGCAACACGGAGGATCACATTATCAAAAATACAAAATACAGCCAAGCAAGTTTGTAGTTGAGAATGAGTTGTTATATCCAGAAGGTTGTGCTATAAAATACATTATACGACATCGCGATAAAGGAAAGAAACAAGACTTGGAAAAAGCAATACATTTTATAGAAATGATAATTGAAAGGGACTATGGAACCAAATAATCACATACCTTACTACATGGGGTTGTTTACATGTTTATTAATTCTTTGTTATTTATTATGAAGATACCTACATTTAACGCACAGACAGAATGGGTAATACCCACAGAATTTCCAGACCTCAGACAGGTCGATGAAATTGCAATTGATTTAGAAACAAAAGACCCGGACTTACTTAAAAAAGGATCTGGATCTATTATAGGTAATGGAGAAGTTATAGGAATTGCTGTAGCCACAAAACATTACAAAGGATACTTTCCTATTGCACACGAAGGTGGTGGCAACATGGATCGTAAAAAAGTTTTAGAATGGTTTCAAGATATTCTTAAAACTGACTCAACAAAAATATTTCACAATGCAATGTACGATGTATGTTGGATTAAAGCTATGGGTCTAACTATAGACGGTATGATTGTTGATACAATGATAGCCGCAGCTGTGACTGATGAAAATAGATTTAGATATGATCTTAATAGTTTATCATGGAAGTATTTAGGTTTTGGTAAAAACGAAGTTGCACTTGCAGAAGCAGCAGCTGAGTGGGGAATAGATCCAAAGTCTGAAATGTATAAACTACCGTCACTTAACGTTGGATCTTATGCTGAACGTGATGCAGAAGCTACGTTTGGTTTATGGCAAGAAATGAAAAAAGAAATTATATCACAAGACTTACAATCTATTATGGAACTAGAGACAGATTTGTTTCCTTGCCTAGTTGATATGAGATTTAAAGGTGTAAGAGTAGATGTAGAAGCAGCACACACATTAAAGAAAAATTTAATCAATGAAGAGAATGCATTGCTTACTGCAATTGAAAAAGAAACTAACGTACGTCCTCAAATATGGGCTGCAAGCAGTATTGCAGATGTGTTTGAAAATTTAAAAATACCTTTTGAACGTACAGAAAAAACGCAAGCACCAAGTTTTACAAAAAACTTTTTACAAGAACACAAACATCCTGTTGTTAATATGATTGCAA